ACCTGGTCTATTTCATAAGAGGTACCTGTTACGTGGGATTGATAAATCCGTTCTGCGCCATCCGTGTCATCCCATTCTGAAATATGGCCAGACTCGGATTGGAAAACGTGATTGTATGGATAAGTGGCCGCATAAGGTATTTCAGGTTGGCCCCAGGTGTCGCCATCACTACCCACTATATCATCGCCAGCTGCATTAGTCGTGGCATTAAAATCGGCAGTCGCTATACCTGTATTAAGTTTTTGTGCGGCATCCCGTAATATTAAATGTAAATGCGGATTTGCGTATTCTTCTTTACCCGCCACTACGATAGTTTCGGCAACGGCCAGTCTATTGGTGTCTGGTTCATTTGTAAAGCCTGGATAAACTCCTTCGGGGTCATAAAATCCTTTTGTCTTTACTGCACCTTCAAGTGGAAAACCAGGACTGCTGCCAATGATGACAGGCTGTTGACAACTTGCGCCATCACGCATATAACCAAAGACCCACGAACCTTCCACCAAAAAACTTGGTGAATGGCCTAATCCAGAAATGCCTGGTGATGTAACAGGTAATATACATTGCGCCCAAGGCAGGTCTGCTGTGGGCAAAACTTCTTTGTCATCTGTATGTATGCCAAAGACACGCACACGATAACGGCCTAACTTTTGTGGATCTTTTCTATCCTCTACTACGCCTGTGAAAGAATAAAATTCTCCAGATAAAATATTAGAGTCGGCCATAGTTTTTCCCATAAGTTGTTTCTTTAAGGCAAGTCACCTTACGCATTACTACACTATTTAGAATACCTTTACGCAACCTCGTGAGCATACTGCAAGCATTAGATTGTTTACGCTGGCCCGTTTGCGCCAGCTTTACGCACTCTTGCGTAAGTGGTGTTTTATCAAAGGTACCCGATATTCTATCCCAGAACATATTGAATACAGCGGAGTAGCTGTGAGGCTTCCTGCTAATATATGGAAGGTATGGTAGAGCACCTGGCCACCATAAGTGAGTACTCTCAGCATTGCCTGCGTTATACACGGTATTACTCGCAATGTCAAGCAGATAGTCTTTAAGTTGTTCTCTAATTGTTCTCATAGTTGTTCTGTGCGTTACCTGTCTGTTCCTCTACTACGGCCAGCTATAGTCTGTCCTCTTACACGTCTAGCGCTAGCGGCATTAAAAATTTGCGAATCTCGGAGATTCTTTCAACCCCTTTCACTTTATGTGTAACCTTCATATTTTTTAGCTTTTGCCTTTGCTACAACAGAAAGCATCTTTTTGTCTTCATCATAGATATTATGCCCTTTATAAGGAGGTGTAGCAAATGGAAAACTATCTGTTTCTGTTTGGAAAGCTTTTCTAACTGAATCTTTAACTGCCTTAATTAGTATTTCATATTTACCTCCCCCTATTGCTATCGTATGCTCTACAGCAATCACTAGATATCTTCCTGCATATTGTGGACTAGATTTTGCTGGTAAATTATCACCAATCGGTCTGAACAATGGCATATCAAAGGTAATAATATCTCCTGCGTGTATCATTGAATTACCTGGTGCAATAATAGATAATATATTCTTTTTCATAAATTGGTGTTGGGATACTCTCTTTTGTGTAGTCATTAAATGACTAGCAAATTCCTTCTTATCGTGTACCTTACTGGTATTGGACCTCAGCATTACTCGTTGCAATGGTTCCTCGGAAAGTGGTCTATCAGTATCATCAAATTTTGCTAAAGGTAATGGTTGCTTATTTTGTGTTTTATATCCATCACTATGTTCAGTATGAAAATGTTTACTAAAATCTTCATCATAATCATAATCATTAGTTGCAATCAATTTATAAAAAGGATCGTACTGAATCATCCTATTCGCATATGCACCTGCCTTAAAATTCTGCAACATATCTACAGGTTTCTCAAATTGCCAACTATGGACACTATGTAAATCTAAAATTACATCTTTAGTCCCAGGTGCTGGCGTCTTCCCACCTAACTGACCAGGTTTTTCATCTGCTCTTATATTCTGTATTTGTGGTTGGTACTTCCATTTAGAAGGTCGTGCTATTGCCCCACCTACTGCCAATAATGATTCATAACTTCTAAAATGATATCCTACGTTGTTTTCAAAAAATAAATATCCTGCATTTTGATATAGTCCTGATATACAACTATTTGCTATCATCCTAATAGCGTCCATTGGTTTCAGATTAGGTATAACTATTTTAGTATTTGTTTTTGTTGGTTCTATGAATAATTGTTTGGTACTATTAAGATATTTTCTATTTGTAAATATATCTTCAACAGCATCCTCTAATCTTCCTGTGTATGCCTTACTCACTTTACGCATATCATTATAGTATGCTTCTTTTGAACAGAAAAGTATATCATACATTTGCATTCTAGGTGAGTCCATATCCTGTTTCACCATATCTATTGCATAAATGTAAAATGGGTGTCCTTCATTTGCAACAGCATTGAAACCAGGCAATCCTGGTGTACTAAATTTTAATTGTAATCGTTCTAGTCCTGTAATCGGTAATATAGTACGTATGTCCTGTGCGTCCAAGACTTGGATTTTACCAATGATAGAATTATGGAAAATATTTTCTTCTAATTGTACTGAAGCAAGAATGGGTTTAATATCCATTCTAAAAGGTTCACCCTTATTTGATATTCTATAAGATATTATTTCACAAGCTTGTAACTTATAATCACCTGCTTGGAATATTGAATTAGGTTTTTCTGGCATATCATCTTACTAACAAAGTATTAAATTCATCTACAAATATTCCTAGGTACTGCTCATCTAACATTTTAATTTCTCTTTTTTTATCTTGTAATCTTCTTTCATATTCATAATTAGAAACAGATGTTGCACCTGAATAATCACTATTAACTTCAATCTTATGTGAATAATCTCCAGGACCTTTACCTACTGTTTGTCCACTTGATTGTGTTGTTTCATAATGGTGTATACCATCTGGATTATCATATTTGTCTTTTAAAAATTGGTCAAATGCATAACTATCCAAAGGCCAATCATAATATACATTTCTAATATCGTTCATTAGGCATACTACCCAAAAATATTCTGTACTACCATATACTTTGAATGCTACAGTTTCAGGCTTATCACCATCTTCAATGGTATAAGTATCTAATAAAGATATTTCATCCCTTAACTTACTTCTAACTTTTATCCGTCTGAATATATCAGGTATAACTTTATAATTCCTGTCACCTTTAATATCATAAAGCATTTTAGGAAATTGAGAAAAATATGCCATTACATACCTTTCGCTATTGTAGATTTAGTCATAAATTCTAATTCTTTAAAGCTTAATGACATTGTATAGGCCACAGGTGCATTGTCTTCAAATGTTTTAAAATTACCACCTTCTGGTGAGTAACTAACATTACAACTTTGTAAAGCACATCTTGATATTCTATTTAATTTATCATTGATACCTGTTCTACACAAATAATGTATTTCAAATTCTGATGGTATTCTAAAATTCCTACCACCGCTAAGTACATCCATTGCTGGGTGCATATGATATTTAAATAATTTAATAATATTTTGAACACGGTTAGTTTCATCTTCATTTCTAGGCCAAAATTTAAATTCATAATCAAATTCTCTAAATGAAGGTCCTTGATAATACATTTCTTGTCGTGGGTTAACTGCAATGCCCAAAATTTTAGATACTAATTTAAATGGGTCACCTCCACCTAATGCTTCTGTTAGATTACCACCAATTTTTTTAATGTATGCTGATAGTGCTCCTACCCCTCCTGTTCCTATTGATATACCAATCTCGGACCAATCTTTAGCATTCAGTACGTTCTTTGTTATATTTGCTATATCTCCTGAAAATTCAGTATCTTCTTCACCCCAACCTGCCTTATAAGATGCTTTAACTTCTGGTGGCATATACAATGCAATTGCTGATGTTACTATTTGATTTTTAGGAACAGCAGACGTTACCGAATTCTCTAATTTTACCTGGTCTATTCTTCCTGCGCTAGATCCAGTTCTAAACCGATTTTGATTTTCTGCTATACTACCACCACCTTCTCTCCA